AACTTTAACTTTACTTGCTGATCTATTTAAAGTGATCTCACCACTTGATACTACTTTATCTGGATGTGTTGCACCATCTGCTAAAATAGAAACAGTTTGACCTTCAAGGTGTGATAAACCAGAAAGTATTGTAACAGGTGAACCATCATAAGATAATTGTGAATCTAAAAAGTTAAATGAAGTATCATCTGTTTCATCAAAATTTAAATTGTGAATGTATTCAATATATCTTTTGGTTGCACCATTGATTGTTCTTTTAACAATAACCCATGTTTGATATTCAGAGTTGTCAGTAGGTATAGTTGCTACACTTTCACATACTGCGTTACCACTACTAAATGTTCCACCAAATATATGTCTATGCCAAGCAACTACTTCTTGTTCTCTTTGATAAGTAAGTCCAATAAGTTGACCATCGTTTCTTGCACACCAAATAATTTGATTGGGTTCTTGTTGGTAAGATAATTGTTTGAATCCACCTTCAGAGATATGCTCGGCAAGGATGGTAAGATCTGGAGCTACATATCCATCTACATCAAAGTTGTAAGCAAGTTCTCTTAATTTTCTTTTAGCTCTTTGCAAGAATAAAGTTGCGTTGCCAACAGCAAGTGCGTCTACATTTGCAGCACCATTGTTGGATTGTTTTTTAATTAGAATATTTGTAGGAGTAATTGCAATATCTGTACCACCACCACTAACTGCAAACTCACCACCAGCTGTACCAATAATTAAAGTTCTTGTTGCTGTCATAAAACGAATTGCGTTTACTTGGTTTGATGCAATCGTATAAATAATAGCATCATCATCTGCTACTGTACCATGATAGTTATCATCCATGTTTTCATAATCTCCAGAAACAGAAAAGAATAATGTTTGCGGTTGAGATAAGGTTGCGGCAAATACCAATCGTTGTTCAAAAAAGGTTACGCAAGAAGGATGACCTGTAGTGTCAGAGAAAGATCCTAAAGCAAAATCTGTATCTGCGGAACCAGAAGATGGAGCAACAACACAAGTTGCTACAGCAACTGTTGTAGAGGTTATTGAAGTAATTTTATAATGACCTTCTTTAAAATGTACGAGTCTACCAACATCTGTAGATAACCAACCTTGATCATTATTAACACCTGTTGTAGATGATAAAGTTAAGTTACCAGAACTTCCAACTGATGTATGACCAGCAGTTAATGTCGTAGTAGAAATATTGTGATCCATGAATGGACCATTTTGAAAATCAACTTCAGTAAGTGTCCAGGCAGTATGACCTGTTCTTGATAGCTTTCTTACTGCATGATTAGGATGACAGATGTACATGACATCCGCAGATTGTGCATATTTAATATCAAATAATTCTGCTTCTAAGTATGGTGAACTTATTTCATAAGCTGAACCACCCGATAATATTTGACCATTGTCTTTATAGAATCTTATATACTGATCACCAAACTCAAGTATGTAAGTTTGTGTTGTACTAAACTCAAAAGGAATAAGTCTTGTTTCTTTAGAACTATCTTTTACTTCAGCTACATATTGTGTGCCACTTCTTCTTGCTGCACTACCATGAGGATAGACAACCATGTTTTCTAATGTCTTACATCCTGTGGAATATTTAGCTAGATCATTACGACCATCAAGTCTGGGTGATAATTCACCACCAGTAAAATTGGTTAATTGTACCGCAACTCTTGCCATGGGTTAGTACCTTGCGTTAATAAATGAAGAAGCTCCAATCACATCTGATTGACCATTATCTGGATTTGTATTTTGACCTTCAGTAGCATCAACAAATCTTGCTTCTTTTAATTTATCTTGAAACAAAGTGTACATATTGGAAGCGGTTGGATTCGATGAAGTTACTGCATAAGCAATGTCAGCAGCAAGTGCAGCTGATATAGTTTCTCTTAATAGTTCATCATATTGATTTGGATCTTCAATTCTTGCAATGTATTGTATTTTAACTGTGGAATGATTTGCTACAATCTTTCTACCTTCAATCTTATAATCGTAATCATAATTTAAAATCGTAATCACTCTCAAACAATCCGCAGGTAAAGTAAACTGATAACTAAAACCCCATGAAGGTGTTTCTGTATCTCTTGCAAGTTCAACTCTTTTGATTAAACAATTCCAAGGATGAGATCTAAATAAACTATCTCTTACTTGTGTGTATCTTGCATTGCAAAGTCTTGCGTTCTTTGAATCTTCTGTCAATGATAATATGGTTGACGCACCAAGTTGGTTTAATGCTCCATTACAAATGTCTACTACTGATGCCATATTACTTCCTTATAATATACTTTCTTCTAATCTGTCTATCTTTTTCTAATGCAAATAATTCTTTTTCAGTTCTTTCTAGCTTTGCATCGAAACCATAATGCACTTTACCTGTATTTTTAAACCTGTCTACCAATACATATCGATAAACATAACTCCCTTGTTTAAAATGTAATATTGTTTTTAAATCTTTTATTTGTTTCATAATGATAGATGGGGGATTGCTCCCCCACCTAATAATAAGCAATTACGCTTCGTATGCTTGGATTTTAACTACTTTGTCTTCTTCCATTCTAGTCGCACCGAATGCAGCAGAATAGTAAACTTGAGTAGCATAACCTTTGTCAGCTCTTTCATCGATTCTAGCAGTTGAATCTTTACCAACAGCTAAAGCGATTCCATCACTTACGAAAGCAATACAATCTCTAATGCTTGAAGCAACAGCTAATCTGTTAGACACGATGAAATTAAATCCTAAGAAAGTATTAATATCACCTTGTGCTAATGCTTTAACTGTATTGAAATCACTAGAAGTCACTTCAGTAGTTCCTAATAGATCTGTGATCTGTTTTGGAGATACGATAATGTGTCTTGGTAGTGAAGGATCAACATCAGCTAAGTCAATGATTTCTTTTGCTTCTCTCAACTTAGCAATAGTCATACCAGTTGAACCAGCTTCAGCTATAATTTGAGATGCAGGTAGTGCAACCGCAGTTCCACCAGCTACACCAGTATCAGCTGAACCAGTAGCAGCAGTAATGATAGCATCATCCATTGCTCTACCCATTGCATAAGCAGCAGCTAATGCGTAAGTAGAAGTTGGATCTACTAACATTCTTACTTTGTCAAGATCATCGATAAGATCTGCAAACTCGTAATCAACCAATGAAACTCTTCTTCTTGAGTGAGGAGTATCAGATTGTGGAGTGTCTGAATGTCGAGTTGATCTGACAGTTGCTGTTACAGAACCTACTTGGTCGAAGAATGCGTTCTTACCTGTAACAGACTCAAGTCTCACTTTATCTCTTAAAAGTGATCCTTTTTGTTGTGATAGCATTTGGATGTTAGAACTATATTGTTCTACAAATGCTGTAGTTATTTGAGTTGACATAATTGTCTCTCCTAATTGTTATAGTTAATGTTAAACAAAAACAGAGAGGTTTTCTATCATGCGACAGGCTTCTCTTGGATTTAAAGTCTTTTAGACTACAAGGCTTTCCTTGTTGTCAGTAAGGTTCTTTCGAATTGTCTTACTTTTCTTTGGCGAATTTTCATCCGCCATAGAAATCCATTTATAATATTCTTTGCAGATTGGCAAGGGATTTGATTTTTGATTCTCTGATCCACTCTCCACTACAATACGAAGTATCTCTAATTTAACTTCTTTGTTATCCATTGCTCATCATTGTTCTTAATGTGAATACTTGCTGAACAACCTTGTCATGATCTGGGTGTGATTTATTCCAGTATGGACCACTTCGATCATTAACAATCTTACTAATTTCAGATTGATAATCTACACCTTGAGATACATTTTCGCTTTCAGTTCCAACTAATTTATCTTCAGATAAAAGATTGGCAATGTTAGCAAAGCCTTTAATAACTTCTGGATGATCTCCTAATCTTGTACCATCTTTAAGTTCCATATCTAAAATTTGTGGATTCATGTTTGCTTTTGCAACTGCTCCAGCTCTTTTGATATTATCATCAAATGCTCTACCCCATTCTTTTCTAAGTTGTGCTTCAGTATTAGCTTGTGCAGTTTCAGTATCTACTCTTGATTGTTGAACAGATCCTTCCATAGATTCTTTATAGAACTCTAAAATACCTTGAGCTTGTTTATTGTTTAAACCTAGCTTATGAGCATTCTCTGCAAATGATTTAATTGCACCATCATCTAATGGAACAACATCTGATTTAACTTCTAGTTTATATTTATCTGGAGACTCTGGTCTACCTAGTTTATTATAAACTTCATTCCATTGATCATCTGTTGAATTGTTATTCGGTACAGCAACCTTATCTTGACCAATCATTCTTGTTGCATTGATGTAAGATTTAGCAAGAGCTTCTAGTTCAGTAAACTTAGAAATGTTTGGATCATTTCTTAAATCTTCTGGAATAGCTTCTTTCCAAGACTTAGCAACTGTTGGTACTGGTTGTTCTATTTGTGTTTCTTGTTTTGGTGCTTCTGTAGTAGTTTGTGTTGTCTCTGCTACAGGCACAGTTTCCTGTGTTATCTGTTCTTCTGACATAGTTATTTTCCTTTAGTGTTATCATTTTGGAGCATTGATTTAATAAATAGAAGTACACTCCTTTGACCTTCCATGTATGCACTCTCATGACTATCCCCTTTAACATTAGTGGTAGACCAAAAGTGGCATCGTTTTTCTAAATCAGATAAAACTTTTTTACCTTCATCTGATTCAAAAATTAGTTTGTATGCTTCTCTTATTTCTTTTATTTGTTTTTCAAATTGTTTTAGTTCATCCATAAATATTTAGCATTTGCTTCGCTTGATTCTCAAGCAAAGAACAAAACCATTTTAAAAGTTATTCTTCTGCTTGAGCTAATGCTCTTGCTTCATCTGGTAAAGCCTTTGCGAGTGGTGCTATTTTTCCCCCTGCTTCCGCTACTTGTTGTAGCTGTTGCATTTGCATCATTTGTTCTTGTTGAGCTTGTGCTTGTTGTCGTTCAGCATTTAACTCAGATTGTGGTTTTAATATTTTTTGTGGTACACCAACAATGTCTGCTAAGTGTCTAACCAATTTATCCATATTGATATGATCAAATACTGGAGCAACATTAGATAAGCTACCCATAATTTCTATGGCTCTCATAATTGATTGTAGTTCACTAGACTTCTGTGCTTTAGCTAGTGGAGATACATATTCGATTTCAATATCTTTACCTGCTAAAAATTCTGGTGCTGGTCTAAATAAATTTTTTCTAAGGATTAAAGCGAAGGCTCTATCGATTAATGGTTTTAATAATTCAGATTGAAGTCTACCCAAAACTGGACCAAGCAATCTCATCTTCTCTTCATTTCTTTGAATCACTTCTGTTGCGGTCATCTGTGGACCTTGTTGCATCATTAACTGATTTACATAGAACGCATTACGAATTGAGTTTCTTCTTTGCTCTTCCATGTTTAAACCTAGTGGAGTATTTGCTCCAATGTTTAATGGTTCAATACGATCTCTAGTTCCTGCTCTGTAAAAATTTAAACCACCAGGTACAGTTCTTACTGGTAATATAAATCCATCATCTGGAACAAGGAGTGGTGGATCAACTTGTTTTTGTGCAGACTTGATTGTAGTCTTAGACATTTCATTTAACATCTTAACATCTGGCAATGCGGTCATTGCAGGAGATCTGCCATAAATTTCATGTGATGCTTTTAAGTATCTTGGTACTACAAAAGGAAACTCTCTAAATCCAGATACTGATAATTCATCTCCAGAACTTGCATCTAAGTAAACAGATTCAAATGGCATATTCTGTTTGTCTTGTTTCTTAGGATTAAAATCAGATCTTGGATATACTGCGTGAAGTATTTCTATTTCTTCGTATGGATCTTTCTTAGCTACTGTTGCAATGTTAGCAGATACATCTCCAAACTTTTGGATTGCTGCTCTTGCAGATAGTTTAAACTTTCTAAATACTGTATCGATTCTACCTTTTTCATTTTCAGCAATAAAGATTTCATTGATGTGTCTTGTTGAGAATTTTAAAATATCTTCATCATCTTCTTCGATAAACATTGCTGCTGTACCAAAAGTAATTAGATCGTGATACAGTTCAAAGATTTCTTGTTGGAAGTTTGATTTGTTAAATGCTGCATACATTGTTTCTGTTGCAGACTCTAACCATTCTTTTGCTTCATCTTCAAATTCCATATCTTCTTCTTTGAATCTTAAAGAGAACCAAGGAGTTGATGGATTGGTTAGCATCCCATGTAATGATGCTGCTAATAATTCTACTGATTGTAATGGAGAAGAATCAAAAATAAGTTCAGTTCTTTTATCTCCTCTTGATCTTGTTTTAGTAACATCTGCTTTTCTTGGTTGCATATAATCTGCAACTTCTTGCCAATGCGATTCCCAGTTTTGTCTTTGAGATTTTAAACGATCAAATCGTTTTAATAAATTTTTTGCTAAATCTGTTTGTGCCATTATGCTCTACCTAATAAACTTGGTCTACCCAATGTCAAGCTACCATTTGTTTGTAAACCTGTTGGACCAGTTTGAATTGTTAATGATCTTCCTCTAGCTTTTGCTTTTCTTTTTCTTAAAAGAATATTATCTTCAACAGCATCTGTTGCTGCACTCTGTGAAACTTCAGCTGTTGTTGGAGCAGTTACTGTAGGTGCTTGTACTACTTGACCACTTGTTGCTATTGCACCACCATTATTACCACCATCACCACCACGTTCTATTATCATTGGTGAACGCATAGGAGTTACTCCTGCTGCTTGACCTTCGTAATCTAAAACATTTTGTTTTGATTTTTTTTGACCTTCAACAACTGCTTTTATAATTTTTACTGGTAAAGGTTCAAATTCTTTTATTGCTGTTGTTAATTCATTTCTGCTTGAAACTTTTTTTGCTTCTTGCACAGTTCCATAAGTTCCTTTTTTAGTAATCCCTGCTGGACCAACTCCGCCGCCACCTCCACCAGTTGATGCGTTACTTCCCATAATTATTTACCCAATGTTAAAGATGATTTAGTTTCCGACTTAGTTTCTTTTTTTGGTTTTAAATCATCTATGTTATTAAACTTTACTTCTTCTTGTAAATATAAAATTTCTTCTTTTTT